ACTTAGGAGCAAACAATCCTAAAAAATTTATTAAACTATTTGACGATAAAGAAGCTGTATTTAAAGGCATGTGCTTAATGGCAGCAGAATATGGCGTGCTTAAGGTTACCGCTAATGATATAAAGTGGGAAAATGGAACTAAGATTATGTCTATACCTTTAGGACAACCTGCTTTTGAAGCTTTAGTTTCTTATCTTAAAGAAGAAAATAAGTTTGCAGAGTATGTAAATGAGTTAGAATCTAGAATGGATGCTATAATAGGAAAATAGAATATATACACCTATACTATATATTGAGGCGGGGCTATTTATTTGGTCCCGCTTTTTTTTGTATATTTGTGTGAACAAACCAACAAGAATATTATGTCAATAGTCGCGGACGTTAATCATATATATAAGCTAGTAAGTAACATTTCAAACAAAGAACAAAAAGGTTACTTAAAGGCCTCAGAATTTAATACATTTTTACAACAAGCTGAATACGAGGTATTAGAAGATAATTATTTTAAACATTTAGAGCCAAACAAGGTACAAAGAGGAATAGAATCAGACTTTGAGCGCACGGATGCTTTATTGCCTTATTTAAGACAAATAGAGGGAACGCAAAGTTCTTTGCAGCTTCCTAACGAGTATATGCACATTGTTGGCGTGTATACAGGTAATAAGCAAGTAAAATATATTAGACACTCTGAATTAGGTAATAAACTTAATAGCACGATAGTAGGACCTAGCGAAAGTAGTCCTATATATACAATTGCCCCTTCGGTGTCTTCAGAAAATGCTCCAATTGTTTCTATAAATTTTTATACTTCCGCAGAAGGCCCAGATATAATTGATTATAGAGTGGTTTATATAACTAAACCTAAATTACCTCCAATGGGTCATTGGGTTGCTAATCCTATGACTGCAGCTTTTGACGCATCATTATCTACAGCATTAGACGCTCCTAAATCAGAACATGATAAAATTGCTAAAATAGTATTGCAATATATGGGTATACATTTAAAAGATACTGATATACTTAGCTTTGCTACTAGTGAATTAAACAAAGATTAAAATGGCAACAAGAAAACAAATAGCTGAAAGAATATTAAGAATATTACAAGGTGGTGATGTAACGCAAGATTCAGATATAGATATAAGAGAAATAATGTTACATGTTGATAGTGAAAGAGATAGCTTAATACAGCAAAAGCTATTACAATCATATAAAGGCATGCGCCAGCTATCTACTCAAGCCCCTAGTGCTCACGGAGTATTAGGTAATTATATTTCTGAGTCTAGATATTCTACTAGCTTTGATAATGTTAGAGGACAAAAATATGTTAAGCTTACAAGTGTTCCGATAGATTTACCAGATGAAGCAGGTATTTTATATATAAAAGACGCAGATGATTTAGCAGTTACTTTTACTAAAATGTCTGCTGGAGCAGAATCAATGTATGCTAACTTGCCAAGCTTTATTGCTAGTGGTAAAGACTATTATGTCTGGGTAGGAGACAAAATATTTTTTAGTGATTTTAATCCACCTGACAGAGTATTAATGGGTTTAATAGCAAGATCCTCATCTTTAAATGACGATGATATGTATCCTTTAAGTCCGGGTGATGAGCCTGCTATTATTAAATCAGTTACTGATTTATATAACTTAATGAATACAGTTAAACAAGACTTTATGAATGATAATATTGATCAATAATGTATACTACTTTAGACGAAATAATAAAATCTCTTTTTATTCAGCTAGAATTAGCCGGTGAACATGCTTATTTAAGATTTTTTGAGCTAGCAAGGCTTGGGTTAAAAGAACTTTCTTTTGATACAACAAAACATGTAAAAACCTCTTTATTAGCTATTAATAAAAATACAAATAGTGCAAATTTGCCTTTAGACTATATTAAATACACAAGAATAGGGGCGTATAATGAAGATGGTACTATAAACTATTTAGCTAAAGCAGATAATTTATATATTGGCAGTGCTAGTCCTTCAAAAAGCACAGAGGTTGACGCTTTAGACACAGACCCTCCATTGTGGACAGATGGAGCAGGTATTGGAAAACAATATGGAAAAGGCGGCGGACAAAATGCACATGGATATTATAGATTAAATGACAAAGAAGGTACTATTGAATTTGCTTCTAGTATTAATGTTGACGAAATAGTATTAGAATATATAACAGATGGTATAGATAATTTAGATTCTACTTCTAATGTGCAAATACATTCTTTTGCTTCTGATGCTTTAAGAGCTTATATATATTGGGCGCATATTAAATATAAAAGAGATTATTCAGCTACTGATAAAGAAATTGCTAAAAAGGATTTTTATAACCAAAAAAGAACGGCAAGGGCTAGAATACAAAGCATGACTAAAGATGAAATTTTGGTACAATCAAGAAAGCATATAAGACAATCACCCAAATACTAGTTAGATGGCTATAGATAAACGGACTTTTAAAGCCGGAATGAACAAGGATGTAGACTTTCGTTTACTACCTGAGGATCATTATGTAGACGGTGTAAATATAAGAAATGATAGAGCCTCTGACGGAGCAATTACTCCTATTTTAGGCAATAAAGATGTAAGTGGAGAATTTAAATTATTTGAACAGCTAGTAGGCGAAGGCGGTAAAGCAATGTTACATCTTAAACTGGCTGATGCAAACTTTTCTGACGGGGCAAACCCGCCATTTCAGTGGGAATTTGAAATACAAGTAGTTTTAAGACCTATGGGCTCTACTAGTTCTGCAGATAATATATCAGGGCCACGAGTGTTTTTTGAAATTTTAGAGACTGAAGTAAATGATGTTTTAAATAATTATCTTTGGAACCCGTCGTCTCCGTCTTATAGTAATGCAGGGCTTTCTATGAGGCAGGCTTTTGCATATATGATATATTATTTGGCTTTTAGGTCACTGCATACTGCAAATGTGCCAGGGTATTTTCATGAAAGTCATTGGGAAGACAACCCGAATAGAGATTATATAATGGGTAATCTTGAAATACCATCGCTGACTGGGGGAGAACTAACTGTAAATGAATGGCAAGTTCAGCATGGAGATAAAATAACTCTTTTAGCTGGTACAGGACTTAATTTTCCTTTAAATTTTTGTTTTGATGTATTTACATTTCCAGCAATGGAAACTTCGTCGCCTCAATTTTATGCATATAATCAATATTTAATTCCGGACCCGGCCGATAAAGATGGATATGATTTTGTACAATCAACTGAAATAGCTGAAACAGACCCAATAGCAAGATGTGTGGGTGCTGTAAAAGATGATATTACAAGAAAAATATATTATTTTATACATCAAATACAAGGAAATGCAGACAATGAAGAACATCCAAGAGATTGGATATTAGAATATGATATTACTGCATATGACTCTGGGGCTGAGCCTATTTCTATAGTTTATTCTGAACTTCAAAATTATTCAGCGGGTGTGTTAAATTTTGCTTTAAACGGTGAATGGGGAACACAAAGAAAGCAAGAGTATTTAGTACATAGTATAGACATTATAAATAGTAAATTTTTAACTTGGACGGATAATTTAAATACACCTAAACGCATAAACATAGATAAATGTAAAAAAGGTTACGCATTTTATGTAGAACATCAAAAAAGATTTACTGATAATCATATGGCTTTAGTTTCTGAAACAACAGAATTTGGAGGTGTAACATATGGTGATACTGATATAGACCAACATTTAACTTTTGTAGGTGAACAAAATTTTAACTTAGACCCTGGCGATATTATATTTGTTGAACAAGACGAAGGGTTTTGTTTTCACGAATACAATGGGTATCATAAAATTTTATATATTAGTGCGGATGGAAAAAAACTTGTAACAGACAAAAAGTTTATATCTTCATCTCCTACTCATGGAGGTAAGTTATGGAAAATCGTTGCCTATAATGATAATAACAATACTTACAGTTTTTACACAGATCCATCAGAGTTATGGTTTCCAGAAGCTTATAGTAATATATATAAACATATAAAAGAACAATACTTAAATGCTCATAAGCGAGGCCCTAGAGATAGAGCAACATATGAGTATTATGATGATTCAACAAAAAAGAAAAACGATTTATGGGGGCATGTATGGCAATTTGCGTATAGATATATTTACGACGATGATGACGTATCTGCTATGTCTCCTATATCTACGGTAAAAATACCAAGTCACATGGCTAGTAACTCTGGTGCTGGACAAAATTATGCGCAAGAACATCATAATAAAATAAAAGTAACAATACCAAGACCTAACGATGGTATAGATTCACTACAAACAAATTATGGATTAGGGTCAGACCCTGACATTACTTCTAATCAAATAGGAAACGAAGGATGGATATATTCAAATAATAATAATCCTAACCCATCAAACCCTAAACAAGGTATTTGTAAAAGGCTTTACGCATGGCCTTCAAATATTAAATCTATAGAAATATACGCTAGACAAAACAATAAGGCTCCTATGACGCTTATAGATACGTTAAGAGCGTATTCTAATATATGTGACCCTGAATATACTGAGATAGTGACTCAAGAAGCAGCAGATGATATAGCACACTCTTCTTCCGTAGGCGAATCTAATTTTGTATTATGGGAGGATTTAGTAGTTCCTTTTTGGAATGATGGTATTTATCCGCTATTAGATGTTAGAAGTGCTGACAAATTATATGATTGGTTACCGCATAAAGCTCAAACTCAAACGGTTATAGATAATAGTAGTATATTATATGCTAATGTGACTGACGGCTTTGATTTAGTATGTGATATGAATGCTGGTGTATCTGCTACTTATAAAAGTACAGATGATCCAGATGACACAATACAAGCAGGTACAATTCAAATAAACCCTGGACCTCAATTTTATACGTATTTAAATAATGCTTTAGCATTAAACCCTCAAGCCTCTCCTGGCCACTGGTGGACTAGTTCAGGCCCAGCAGAAGACCAGCCAGATTTACAAGATGATTTAGTTGACAGTTTTGGATCAGGATCTATGAATGCTTTAGAAGAACCGGGTGAAAACTATAGTGCATTTCAAAGCAATATAGGGGTGAATGCAGAGGGATTTAGTACAGGCGCTCAGCAGTCGTTAGCTAGTCCTGGACCAGGTTTAGGTAATAATCACGCATTTATACATTGGGCTGGTAGTAATGATGGAGGACTATATAATGGACTAGCAAATGGGTGGAGAAGAATAAGATATGTTCTTCAAATAGATTTTAGCGGCTGCCCTGTAGATACTGATGGTAATGTAATAGTTGGAACAACTTTTAATTGCTCTGGAGCTATACGCTTTGCATACCTTTGGGGTGCGGATAAAAGAGAAAATAGGTTTGGTATAGCTTATGAATTTGAAAATATTAGTGTAACATGTAATTCAGCAAGTACTAGTTTATCAGCATTTGGAGAATCTTGTGCGGCTGCATTTAGAGCTTTACCTAACATGCCTCCTATATATGACGTAAATCAATTTGGAGTAGGTAACTGGAAAACTACAGAAGTACTTAATGGAGGAACATTTTTTGATTTAAACGGAAATAGCCAAAAATCACCAAAACAATTATATGTTTATTTTAGGTCTACTACTGATTCTGATCATGTTGTAGGTATTAATACAGATGCTTCTTTAAGAACTTTTGCATTACACTGGGAAGGAAGCTTTACAGAATTATCAGATGGAATATCTGCTTTTAAATCTGGAGCTTTTCATGATTTTGGTATAATATATGGAAATGATAGAAATCAAGTATCGTTTGTAAATAAAGATAGTAATACTAGAACTTATGTTAAGTTTCCTCCAGAGCGTTTATCAGGAGATTCATATGCTGCTGACCAAACTAATACATTAGGGCTTCCTATGCTTAAGTGGGAAATACATCATTCACCACCTCGCTGGGCAGAATGGTATCAATGGGTTTACGCTGGTAACACATCAGTAAAAGACTTTTTACAATTTACAGCAGAAAGAGTTGCATTAAATTATGATGAGCCTGGAGATAAAAAAATATACTTGTCTTTAAATTCTTTTAAAGGTTCAGAATATAGTTATAAAAAACAAGATAATCCAGTAATAGATTATGTTTTTGGAGAAGGAGATAGAATTAGGTTTATAGCTAATAAAGATGGAGCTATATCTACATATATAGACGTTCCTATACAAGAGGCCAGGTACTATAACTATATGACTGAAGAAACAGATATAGACCCTGCTCTTAGTAATCCTACTAGAGAATTTTATGAGGCTAAATTTGGAAGTAATGAGGACGCTAAGAAAAAATACATGGAGGGCTATTGGATTTCTTTTAAAGCTCCAGATGTAGACGGCTTTAAATATGAAAATATATCTACTTCAAATGATGCAGGTTATGAAAAATTATTATTTGAAATATATAATCCTGCAAAACAGGCAGATGAAGGCCCTGTAGCGTTTTATGGTTTTTCTAAAAAATTGCCAATAGGTAGACAGCTAACAAACATGGGCTCTACTAGGTATCATTGCAGTGATAATTCAGCTACTGGGGTCGATCAAAATGGAACAACGCCAGCCTCTGGTATTTTTAAAAGGGGAGATATTTATATTAATGCTAGAAGAATGGTTGACTGGAGAAGTGGTGCAACTACTGTATCTAAAGCATCCTATATGATTGAATCTTATTTTGCTAATGACTTTATACAGTCTGATTCTTATAATAAAGGTAGAAAGCATGTATATACGCCATTTGCTAAAGAAGAAAAAAGGCATACTACAGTATATTATTCGGGTCCATACTTACCTTCTTCTAATGTAAATGGGCTTAGTGAATTTAATCCTATTGATATTCCGTTAAAAGAATATTCCATAGGCTATGGAGATATAGAAAGAGTATTATCTCGCGATTCTAATTTACTTATTTTTCAAAGAAATAAAGTAAGTAGAGTAATGGTAAACAAACAAGTTTTATTAGGTGCTACTGGAAGTAGTAATGTGGCGTTAAGTGACCAAATACTTTCTGAAGCCACTCCATATGCCGGAGATTATGGTCCTGCATATGCAGCTTCTAGTGTTGTAGCAAAAGAAAACAAAGTATATTTTGTTGATCCTATAAGAGGGTGCATGCTAAGGCTTTCAGGCGATGGTATTACAGTTATTTCTAATAATGGATTTAGAAATTACTTTGCTGACTTTTTTAATGAAAGACAAGCTCTGTGCGGTAGAAGCCAAGTGGATTATCCAAACGCTTCACAAAATAGAGAGTTACCATTTTATAAACACGTTGCTGGAATAGACCCTGAAACTAACGAATATATATATTATTTTAAAAGTCAACCAAAGTCAGCAAAAGACCAATTTGATTTAAGTTATAGAATGCAAGAAAAAACTATAGGCTTCTATGAGGAGTTTAATAAATATGTATCATTCTATTCATATGAACCTGAAATGATTTTGCATCAAGGACAAAGATTATTTACATGGAAAAACGGAATTATATATCAGCATAATATTGATCTTGAATGTAATAAATTTTATAATAATATTTATAAGTCAGAACTTGATTTTGTATGGAACGGACAGCCGTCTATGGTAAAACTATATAATGTTATTTCTTTAGAAGGTAATCATCCATGGACTTTTGTAAAATTACAAACCGAATCATTTACTACACAAACTTATTTAGGTATGCAAAACCCAGTTGACCATTTTCCATGGGTTCTTAAAGAAGGTATATTTTATAAAAACATACAGCCAGGCACTAAATATGTAAGTGGAGAAAATTCTCAAAATACAAGCTTATATTACGAAGAACAAATTCAATCTTCTATAGAAGGCGTAGGAGAAGTAACAATAATATCAGTGTCTGAAACTTCAGAATCAATAACTATACAATGGGATGATGATTTTTCAAAATATATACAAGTTGTAGATTATGAAGATCAATATCCATTATTCGTTTTTACAGATGAAAATAATTTTTTACCAGCTAAGGCTATTGCTATACAACCTGGTATGAACGGTACGGCAACCTTACAATTGCAATATTTATCTTCTTCTTTTATAGTGGCAATAGGCCAATTGATTACAGATTATATGCAGACCGGCCTAACTCCAGCTAACAATAAAATGTATTTAGCTAAAAGGTTAAGCTTAGCGGCCAATGTTGAAGGAGAAAGAGCAAGAGGTACATATGCTAGAGTTTTACTTGAGTTAGAACCTGAAGATTTTAACTTTGTAAAACCAGTAAGATTATACGCAATGAATATAGATATGGAATACAGCCCATTATCTTACAAAAATAATTAATATATTTGCATAAATAACAACCTATGATATTACAAGGAATAAATGAAATCGTAGGGGGTATTAAGGATAAAAGAGAAGGCAAAAGAAATTTAGCTGAAATTGAAAAAGAAAGAGAAGCTTTAACCCCCAAAATATCTTCAATAGCTCAAGAGGATTTAATAAATCCATTTGATAAGAACATGATTAATATGATGCAGAACAGCGCGGCACAACGCCAAGCTAATGTAACTGCTGCTGCTAGTAGAAACCCATTAGCAATGGCTAAGGTTTCAAGTGACCAAAGTCAAGCGGGTTTGGAGTCTGATTTAAAATTGTTAAATTTTATGGATCAAAAGCGCTCTGGAGCTAGAGAAAGATTTAGAGGCGAAGAAGTTAGTGTAATGGATAAAAAATGGGCTGATTTCTTAGGAAGAAGAGGTGAAGCTAGAGACCAAATAGAACAAGGTAAAATGAGAGCTAGTCAAGGATTAGGAGCTATGGATTCTGCTATAACACAAGCTGT